ATTTGGTCAGTAGTAAATACTCCACCAACTATTAGTCCTTTATCTGAAGCTACAGTAAAAGCAGAATCATCTACATAATCACCTTCAATGTTTGCGATTATAGTACCACTTGCTACATTGACATCTAAAGCTGAAGCTGTTGAAGTAATGGAACTTCCCGCACCATCTCGAACATTAACATCTATTCCTGCTGCTGGATTAAAAATATCTGAGCCATCTGGGTTAACAACTGCGACTCCTGTCTGTGTTGGGGTTGATGTACTCTCTTTGAACTTCCCATACTCTCTATCGGTTATTTGATTATCTAATGCCATTCTTGATTATGATAAATAAATAACAGGAGAACTATAAAAGTCCTCCTATTACTCATTTAGTTTTAGNTCGTTGTAATCTTAGCAATAGCGTTACTTTGTAGTACGCTTGTTGCAATTCTTACTGTTGCTACAATGTGGTGTGTATCTCTTAGGAAATCGTCAAATCTCTCAAGAGTCACTGGTCTCTTTTCCGCAATTGCGTATGCGTGGTCTCTGTCAATAACTAAAGCATGTTTAGCTGTGACGTTTCTTGAAACTACTACGTTCATACCGAAAATATTTCCAAGTAACCTTATACCTAAGTCAGTTGGTGCAATACTCAAGTTAGCTGATGTTAGTCCTGCTAGGTTTCTAATATCTGATGCTACCTCTGTACCTACTACCATGTCAGTTCCCATGTATCCGTTGGATTCCAAATCTTCCATTGCTTCTGTAATGTTTGCCAATGAAATAGTTCCTCCTCCAGTTACGGTTGCTCCTGCTCCTGAACTTAGTGCGTCTGCCACCAAGCTATCTTCTTTGTCTGCTAGAGCATACCCAGCTGTTGCTGCGTTCTTCTCTACGACTGAGAATTGACTGTCTTCAATCATTTCTCTTGTAATTCCAATAGTTACTCCGTACTTGACTGGAGTCAATGTTACTTGACTGTATGTCTCTTGTGCGAATGGTAACTCTGCTCCTTCAGCTACTTCATGTACAATCAGTGTGTCTGGGTCTTGTAATGATACTTTAACTGCTGGTCCTGGAACTTCATTTGGTCCGATTAACAATGCTGCCATTGGTCGGAATACCAAATTCTTTCGTACTGCTTCTTGCAAGGTTCGATAAACCATAGTAGGGGCTAGTACTTTGCTTCCTGTTGATGTTGCTCCTGTGGATAATATTCCACTTTCCGTCTTGTATGTTTTCATTTTACTTCACTCCTCCTATATATTTAATTTGAACAAGACATAAACTCCTGATGTACTTGCTCCTGTCAGTGCTGTTCCAATTACTTTTCCAAAAGCTGTTGCGTCTTCAATCTGTTGAGCTGTAGTTTCTTGTGCTACTAATGCTCCAGATGTGACTGCTGCTCCTGCTTCCATAATAAACAGTCCTGATGTTGCTACAGANAGGGTCTCTCCTGTTGCTGCGTCTGTAAGGGCTACTCCCACGATTAGTAAATCGTCACTATTTGTTGCTGTGGATACTTCTACAGCAGATGCTACGTAACCTGATTGACTGATTGCAGTCATTACATCGTCTGATGATGCGGAGGCTACTAAATCTCCTGCTGTGACAGCGCCACTAGCTACTGCATGGAATGTTACTCCAGGCATATTAATTAATTGTGTANTTGCCATTTTATTTTATTTCCTATAGTCTTGCTAATGGGTGTCTTTCTTTCCAATAGGACATATCCCACTCTTGCCAGTAATTTCCTCGCTCATTTTTCAATTCGCCTGAAACCCATTCTGGTAATGCGTTTACATTTTCAGAAGTAATAGCTCTTGACTTAATTACTTCCTTTGTTAAATCCAACATGTGAGATTTTAATTCTGAAATTTCTGATTTCATATTAACTAATTTCTCTTCTGCTGCGTCGTCGTTTTCTTCTGCTGCTTCAGGTTCTGCTTCAGCTTCTTCTGCTGGTGCTTCTTCTGGTTCTGCTTCAGATTCTTCTGCGTCTTCCTTTAATAGAAGAGCAAGTTTTTCTTCGATTGCTTTTAATTTGCTTTCCATCTTTTTTTGTTCTTTACTTTCGAAAGAATTGTACGCTTCTGTAACACTTGTAGAAAATGTTGCTCCAGGAATACCTGGTATTGCTACCAAAGATAATTCCACAAACTTCATTCTCTTTGCTACAAAATTCGTCACACCGTTTTCAACTACTTTCTTTAGTTCCTCTATTAGGGAACCAACAGAAACATTAGTGACTAATCCTTTTTGAATTTTCTTTTGAACTGACTCATCGATAACTTCTGCTCTGAACTTCAATTGCTTTCCGTCCATATAAGCTTCAGTAACTCTACCTACAATACTGTCGATAGTATTATCATGGTCTTTCAAAAGAGGAACGCCGATAAGCGAATCTGCTGCTTTACTAAGTTCATCAACTTCATACGTAACATTGTTACGTGATGTTGTCTCCTCAATAGCAACTCCCTCAATTCTAAAAACTTTGTCTTCAACTGCTTCTTCCGAATAGCTTTCAACGATAGGTACAACAAAATTTATTTTTGTATTTTTCATCTCTTTATACCTTTTGCCTGCTTTCTTAAAACGACTTGTTGATTAGTAACATCTAATACGCACCGTTTAAAATCTGCTGGCATAAACAATTTAAATCGTTTGACGTTTTTAAAGATAATTAATAATTGTAAGAACTACGTTTTGTATTAAGAGGTGAATCTTCAGGGTGTTTACCTCTGTCCAAAGCATTTGTCATTGTAACTGTAACATTTGTTAGGTCTTGTTTAGTGCTCCATTTATTCTCTGGCCATTGTTCTCCATCAGTCTTACCAGGTTCTCCAAGACCTACTGGTTGGTTTGAAAGAGTGTGAGTTGTTTTGAATTGTACATCGGCATCATCTCCTGCGTAAACTGGTTGCCACTTATTTGAATCATATGGATTCCTAACAATCTTAAAAGGAACTACCAAGGGCTTACTCCTTTTCTGTAGTAATCTCTGAACCATTGTTCATCTTTACTACTAATTCTTTCAGGACTTCCTACTTGGTCTACATAATAAAATCCTTCTTTGAGTGGTGCTTTNTTAGGAGACTTGTCTTTCTTTCTGTCATCTAATCCTTTCAATGCTTGAACACCTCCACGAGAAGGGTCTTCCTTAGGAATGAACTTGACAGGGATTCCTAATTTCCAAGAAACATATGTTGCGTCCACAACACCTGCGGCTTTTAATCTAAGTAATCGATTTACCTTTACATCTTCATCTTCCTTGCTGAACTCTCCGAACNCTAACTTAACTGAACCTGGTGTTACTATCTTATCTATAATCAACATATTAATTTGTTGAGTAAGGACTTCTTGAATTGATTTGACTCGTCTATCAAAGATACCAATCTGTACTTTAGCAGTAGCTTCAGTAATATTTCTTCCTCTGCCTAATGCTACTTCTGGAACTTGTAGTCCTGCTATAACTTGATTCTCCATGTGAGATAAAAATTCTTCTACACCAATCTTAGAACCTAGAGGTCTCAGAACACCAGCATCAATATTGTGAGCTGTAATTAAATCCATCTCAGGATTCTGTTCACTTAGTTGAGATTCAAAAGAATCAATCTGTGCTTCAGTAGCTGGTTCCTCTGAATTACCTAACTTGTAATGTACTTGAGGTGCTGCGTATCTGTGAGAGATTAATCTTAAATCTGCTTCCATCTGAAGCTTAGTTGCTAATGCCGTCCTTACACATTCAATAGCGGACGTTCCTTCTGAAGCATCACCGACTACATTCATCTTGAAATGNGCCATCTCATCTGAAGTGAAATCAATAGCTTTGTTTGCTGATACAGTCTGACNGTATCCTACAACTTCTCCTGTGCCATCAGGAGATAAAGTCACACTCATGGTCTTCGGATGTAATATCTTTAACTCAACTAATCTTGAACCAGCTCTAACTGATTCAANGTAACCATTACCATAGATTAACATATTCCTTGCTAACCGTAAAGCAATCATATGAAAATCTTGGGCTTCTAAAAATTCTTGTACCTTCTGGATTTTTTTCTCATCTTCACCGAGCAATTCATAACCGACTCCAACAGCAAGGTCTGCTGTGTAATTGATTGCTGCCTGTACCAATGGAACTTCCTTATATATTCTTTCGTAAGTATCATAATTTTTTTTAAGATTATAATCTGAATTATATGAACTGAAAAATCCTCTTACTGTACTTACCTTTCCTTTACCTGACTCAGTCAGAAATAAAGTTCTGAAACTATTTCTGAAACGGTTACCTAATGAAGCCATTGAGCGTGATGATACTTTAATTCCGTTGATGTTATTAAAGGTTTCTCTTAAACCTTTGCTTTGGTTTTAATACTTTCCTAACAAAGAAAGATGNTCTTTTCTTTTTAAGATTGTAAGCTGCTAAAGCTAAACTATCTACATAGTCATCATGTAATCCTGNCGGTGCGTGTAATAACATCTTTCCTGTTGGTGAAATCTTCTGGCTGAAAGAAATCAACTGAGACTTTAATTTATCGTTTGCAGGTAGCTCTATTGAATTAGTTTCCATCATTAATCTTAAGTTGGAAAATAAATCCACCTTACTATTAACTGTAAAGTTGAATCCTTTAATCCTCANACCCATAGCCTTCAGNTGGTCTATCTGAGCAAGACCTGCTCCTGTGTCGGCAAGACACTTGCGGATATTGAACCTCTCTGCGTAAGTTACTATGTGTCCAATGATTTGGTCATAAGACATTTGCTTGTATTCTTTTATTAGAACAACTCGATGTGCGCTTAGTTTATTATGTTTAATGATAGTTACTACAGTAGATGAGTTCTGCTTACCCCAATCTATACCCATGTAGTATTCGTGCTCAGGTAGTCCGTACTCTGCTAAGTCGTAATTCTTCATGCTCGTCCTTACTAAATCCGTTGGGAAAAATAATACTCCGTCATCAACAAACTCAGCAAGATATTCAACTGAGAAACGTATTGGTCCCATTGCCTTCTTTTGATTCTCCAAGTCTTTTATATCAACGCCTGGAGCAATTGGTTTCCCATCAATCATGGCTGGGAAGTGAAATACTTTTGCTCGCTCATAATCTTGATTCCATTGTAGATACATCTCATAAAAGAATCCTGCCTTACCGTATGGTGTTGAGGTTAATATAATTCTTCCTCCCGTTCTGATAACCATTGGCATAATAACTTCGTAATACAAATCGTCTGAATGAATGTGAGTTGCTTCATCTATGAATACAATATCGGCAGTGTAACCTCTAATGGTTGCTTCACTTGGTGGGAGCGATATAATCATACTACCATTATCGAGATGAACTTCAGTCCTGCTGGCTCGCTTTACAGATTTAGTTAGAATTTCACTGCTCTCAATGTCTTGTCTTACTTTGTGAAGTAAGTGACTTGCCTGTCTCTGCGAAGCAGAGATGAATAAAATCTTTGAACGAGGTTTAGTATAAGCCAACCAGATTGAATACTTGACAACCATTTCAGACTTACCTACTTGACGACCTGCGTTAATAAGAACGAATCGTTTCTGACAATCAAAGAATTCTTTCTGATACCATGTTGGTTCAAAAGGTTCTGAAGGTTTGAGTGGATTCTTTAGGAATACATTACAGAACAAACTTGGGTCTTCCTTTGTCTGCTGTAAATTATTCTTTAATTCAGTTGGAAGTTGATTCAACTTCTTCTTCGTCGCTACTTGAAATGCCATATTTCTTTTTCTTTTTCTTGCTACGTTTAGCAGGAGTATCTAATTCTACTTGCTCGATTCCTGCGAACAATTCAGTTATACTTCCAGTATCATCAACACTAACAGTTCTTCTTACAAGTCGTTGTTGTCTTGACAAACCTAACTCTCTACCTAACGCCGCATACGCGTCCATAAACTTCTTAGTAACTGAGGATAATTTATTTGCTGCGTCTACGTCAGTAACATTAATTCTCATAAACCTTCGGCTCTTAATAAACACAGCCACCATTAACCACAAGTCCATCAAGTCTTTCTGAGACGTAATCTCAAACTCTCTCTTGATATTTGTGAACAATAACTCTGCCATTGCAGCCTCATCATTTGACAGGGTGTCTCTGAATATTCCATTATCTATATCCGCAATACGAGTCTTAGCATTTTCTTCTGCTACTAAAAATTCTTTAAGTAGCAATGCGCGCCTTCGAGTTTCTTCAGTATCAGGTAGTTCTGACAACTGCTTAGCTACTTCTTCATAGTCCATATATTTCCTGCTTCAGTAATATGATTTTACACATCACTTGATTACAATGTTTCTGTAAAGCCTTCGATTCAGAATCATCATCACATGCTTGTAATGTTTTCCAAGCTGTAGACCATTCAAGTTCTAAACCTTTAAGTTCACTCTTGGCTNGAATGCTCTGCTTCAGAGTCTGTAGTTCCTTCTTCGTTAGTTCCATCTTCGTCCAATGCTTCTTCAATACCAGCATCAAGTATCTTTTGCTTTAGCGATTCAAGTCGAGTAATCTCTTTCTTAATATTCTCTATGTTGGTTTCCGCTCCACTCATTTGATTGTTGAGATTTTCAATTCCAACATCAATATTTTTCATTTGTGTCTGTGCTTCTTCCACAGTCATTTCATCTACTTTATGCGTTGTGAATAATAGCTTTCCATTTTCCACTACTGCTTTTGTTTCAGTATTCGTTTCCATATTTGGGAAAGGTAAACCTTATATAAAAGAGTTACCATTTGTATCTTGTGGGGACCAATCATAGAGACGTCGTTTTGTACACCTCGTCCCTACTATTGCGAGATGGTAAGAACAAAAGGGTATAAGTTTAAGAAGTGTCCTCGTTGCGAGAGAAATTTTAGAGCACCTTCAAAGGCAACCAACTACTGTATCAAATGTTCTAAGACTGGGTCTGGTAATTATAAACAAACACCTGCGAAACGAAGTGAGCGCTTCAAAAATTTTATGAATTCAGTAAGGCACCTACGGAGGTTAGATAATGAGTTGGCAAAAAAGAAAGGGGAATAGATTTGAAAACCTAATCGTTTCGATAGCTAATAAGTGTGGCTTCAAGGCTAAGAGAGCTTGGGGTTCAGACGGTCGCTCATTGGGAGAGCATTCTGAAGTTGATGTTATAATCTATCCGAACGGCGAACGCAGTGAGCCGTGGAAGATACAAGCCAAGTGTCGTAAGTCTATAGCAGGGTATTTAAAACCTAATGAGAATGTAGACTGGCAAGTCGTCAAGGAAGACCGAGGAAAGACTTACGCGGTGATTGAGCTTGAGGAATTATTGAGACTATTAAAGCGGTAGATGATAAAGCATTTATAGATGTGTCTCTACTAAGAGTTATGAAAGTAATGATGTTAGAAATAGACGAAGGGATAATGGACTTGTTAAACAAGACATGCCCTACAACTTACACTATAGATGATTGGACTAAAGAACTAATGATAATGAAGTTACTT